TTATTTATAATTATTGGTGGAAAGTAAAAGAAGAGAGTGAAGGACCAATCAAAAAAGGTTCAGGATTAAACGCAAAGAAGATACAGCATATGAGTTCTTCTTCTTACAAGAAAAATAAAGATATTCAAAATATTGGTAAATATAGATTAGATAAGTCATTGTCTACGAGTGAAGCAAAAATTTTCGTAAATACAGATACAGGCAAAGTAGTAGTCGCAAATCGTGGAACAAGTAAGACTCTATCTGACTGGACCAATAATTTGTCTCTGCTTTTAGGACAATACAAGAATACACAAAGATATAAGAACGCACGAGAGATTCAAGTTAAAGTTTTAGAAAAATATCCAAACTATAAAGTTCTCAATATTGGTCATTCACAATCTGCCAAAATTACTAAATTATTAAATGAAGAAGGACTGACTGGGGAGATTATAAATATCAATCCTGCTGCTCTTCCAACGGATAAAAAAAAAGATAATGAGACAACAATTAGGAGTTCAGGGGATATTGTCTCAATGTATGATAAAAAAAAGAAGGGAGATATAATGGTTAAAGCAGATACAATTAATCCAATTGAGGAACATCGCACCACAATCGTTAATGATATTCCACCCAAAACTTATATTGGACTAGGTATTCAACATCATTCTAAATTTGATTGGTTTAATTAGTATTCTAAACCAAATATACTTCTATTTATATCGCAACATATTTGGAAAACAACCCATTGCTCATCAACATTCAATTCATACATTATTAAATAACTTATGAATATCTATTTACAAATAAAATCTATTTATATATATATAATGAGTCAATTGAATGATACAAAAAATCTTCATCTTCCAGACACAGTTTATTTTGATGTTTTGTCTACTAATTTTGAAAGCACGATTACTACTCCAAAAGTGTTTACTTTTAATGAATCTAGGAGTAATCCTTTTGTTGAAAATCCGGAGCACTATGACTTAAGTATTTTAAGATTTACTGTAGATACAGGCACTTTACCAGTTTTTATTCCATCTATTATGCCAAATCAAGACGACGCAAACAAAACGATTTATTCTGTATCTATGGTTCAAACAGAAATTCTTAATGGAAAAGTTGTAGATGTAACAGATGTATATCAAACTTATATTACTTGGAATCCACAAGACAAAGTAGCAACTCAACCTTTAGCACCAAGTCTTAATCCTTCCAAAACACAAGATAATAATAGTGGATATTACAATTGTTATAGTTATGAATGGTTCTTATACCTTATATACGAAGCAATGGCATCCTCTTTTGCGAAATTAACTGTTGATGACCCAAGTTTTATTCCGTATACGGATACAATTAATTCACCTATTATTAAATGGGACCCTGCTTCTCAATGTGCTATTCTTCAAGGAGATGTGAATGCTTTTAACGCACAAAACTTTTATCAAATTAGACTTTACTTTAACGCACCTCTATTTACATTATTTAATTCATTCCCATCTGTTTATAATGGATACGATGCTTTAGCAGCATCAGACGGACGCAACTTTCAAATTGTTTTTCCAGATATTGGTGGTTCAAATGTGTCTCAAGTATTTCCTTTTGGAGTTCCTTCTACGGATGCTGCTGATTTTTATAATGTAATTAATGTTTATCAAGAATATTCAACTGTAGCAAGTTGGAGTCCTATTACTAGTTTAGTATTTACTTCCAACACATTACCTATTGAACCCAATCAAGTATCTACCCCAATTGTTTTTGATAATGGTGTGCCAATTGTAGGAGGAACCCCAGCAAATGTAGAAAATGTAATTACAGATATAGCAACAGAAGATGGGGTGTATCGTCCAAATGTTGTATATGTTCCAAGTGGTGAGTATAGACGAATTCATTTATACGGAAATCGTCCACTTCACAATATTGATATTAGTATTTATTATAGATTGAAAACTGGTGTATTAATTCCATTCCGTTTAGCAAGTGGTGGGTCAGTTACTTTAAAATTAGCATTCCTTAAAAAAGGGAGATATTTAAATAGACTTTAATAATTAGAAGTTAGATATTTTTTTTCTTTTGATATTATATATGAGTGAAAGTTTTAAGACATACCTAGTGAAAGATTCAACAATCAATGATATTACCCCAGATTTAGCGTATTGTGTAAAATCCGGTGCCGCGAGTTATACCAATCAGCAATTTCCTGCTACTGCTCAAAACTCTAGCACTATGATTTTCTCTGTTCAAGTTCCTAGTGAAAATATCGTGATTGGTCGTGATATTCTAATTGAAACCACTATGGCATTTTCGTTTAATGTAGGTTCGTCTGATTATCCTATTACCGCAGATGGTTCGTTTGACTCTGCTAATGTTATCGCACTTAAAGACAATCTTATTTTAGATTGGGGCAAAGCGTGTGCTCTTCGTGCCTTCCCTTTAGCATCTTTAATGAATACTGCTTCTGCTACTATCAATAACACTAGTGTGAGCACTAATGTTCGTGATGTTCTCCCTCAACTTTTAAGACTAAATGATTCTCGTTATTTATATAAATATAATGGTATGACTCCATCTCTACCTGACCAAGCATACCAATCGTATGTAGATGCTGTAGGAGCAAATAATAACCCTCTTGCTTCGTGGAATACTGCTTCCTATGATGTAGACCAAGTTCCTCGTGGTGCTCATCCAATTGAACTATATGCCACTCATTACGGTTCAGGCACTTCTTATGCGGCGGATGGAACCGCAACTGTAGTAACTGGTGCTTTTATTGATAATAGTCTAAAACAAGCACTATGGGTAGATGGTGGTGCTGCTACTGGTGTAGCATATACTTTTTACGACCAACAATGGTTTGTTGTAGAAGTTAAAACCAAAATTACTGAACCACTCTTTATCAGTCCTTTTACTTGGTCTTCCCCAGAACATAACGCACAAGGTCTTCTAGGAATTAACAATATGGCATTTAACTTTAGTTTAGACAGCACCCTATCTCGTCTAATTTGCGACGGAACCGGACTAGTAACTGCCTCTGCTACTGCTGGTGTGACTCAAGCAGCAGTCCGTAGTCTATCTTCTGGTGCTGCTAATCTTAACCAATCTGCTCTATTCACTGACTCTAATATGCTTCTTAAGTTCCTTTCCACGCAACCTTCTGACCGTCTTGAAACCAAAAATGTTGTTCCATATATGGACTTTCCTCGTTATTTAACCAATGCTAATTCCGGACAAACTATTGACGCATTAGGAACTAGTTCTGTTCTATCCAATAACATCCAACTAAATCAAATCCCTGACTACTTCCTAATTTGCGTTCGTAAAGCAATGACTTCGCAAACCATTCAAGATGCGGATTCGTTTTTCCGCATTACAGGTGTTTCTGTTAATATTAACAATGCGAGTGGTCTACTTTCGTCTGCTACTCCTCAAGACCTATGGAAAATGTCTATGCGTAATGGTTCTACTCAATCGTGGTCTGAATTTAGCGGTAAAGTATGGGACAATAACACCAACGACGGAGAAGGTGGTAGTGTTTATACCACTGGTTCTCTACTAGTTTTATCTCCTCCTATGGATTTATCTCTACCTGATTACCTAACCAGCGGAAGTTTAGGCAACTTTAACTTCCAAATCAAGGTAAATGTTGAGAACTTATCCAAAGACTCTATTGCTCCTGAAGTATGTGTTGTATGTGTAAATAGTGGAATCTTCGTAACTTCGCAAGGTGTAAGCAGTGTGTATTCGGGTATACTAACACGCGAAATGACCTTAAAGACAAAGGCACAATCTGCTGAATCGCAACTTGGTGAGGAACGACTAGTAGGTGGAAAAATGCTAAATCGTCATCCATTACGCCCTATGAAAGGTCGTGCGGTTGGGGGTTCAATTTCCGGCGGTGCGAAATCTGGTGGGGGCAACCTACAGGGTATGTATTAATAAAATTGATATAAAGATATAACATATATATAATGAATGAACCATAATACGATTGAATTACCAAAATCGTATTATGATAATCCAAAAAAATATAAAACCAATAAAATTTGTCGTTGGAAAAGTAGTGGTGTTATTTACGATGATTGGGATGATTTATATGAAGTATATATGAATACAATGGAATGTCAACATTGTAAAAAACCATTTGAAACCAGTTATGATAGATGTCTAGACCATAATCACGAAACTGGATTAT